AGACGAAGCACAAATGCTTGAATCTAGAAGATTAGCAATCGAAGAAGTAGCAAGAATATTTAGAGTTCCACCTCACATGATTGGAATAACTACCCCTGGAGCGATGTCTTACGCATCAGTGGAACAAAACAATATTAACTTTGTTACACACACGTTAAGACCTTACATAACAAAGATAGAAGAATTTTATTCAAGACTTCTTCCTAACGATGCGTTCCTAAGAATAAACGTCGATGGTTTATTGCGTGGCGATTTTGCTACACGCATGCAAGGTTATTCAATCGGTTCACAAGCAGGATTCCTTTCAATAAATGACATTAGAAGATTCGAAGATTTAACTCCGGTAGATTCCGGAGATGTTTACAGAGTGCCATTAGCAAACGTAAATCTTGCCGCAGCAGATTTAGTAGAAACCGATAAAAAAGTTGCTATGGCACAAAAACTTGTAATCTCCGGTTTCGATCCTACGGAAACTTTAAAGGCTCTAAATCTTCCAGCAATTATGCACACCGGAGTTCCATCTACACAACTTCAACCGGTTGCACAAATTGATCCTAATGCGCCTACAAGTGTTTATAAGGTAGATTAAATGAGTTTATTTTCAGGACAAACTTCAGTAGGAACTGCCGCAACTCTAATCGATGGGATCGCTTACAATAATCCTGTTTTATTACATATTCACAATAACGATAATACGGATGCTGTTTATATTGGTGGACCAGACGTAACAACTTCTAATGGTTTAAAGTTAGTAAAAGAAGAGTCTTTAGAAATAACTTTGCATCAAGCAAATACAATTTATTGTGTATCTACCAAATCAGGACATACTGTTTCGTGGATTGCGCAGAAACTCTAATGCCATATTTTATAACAGATGAATCAGCAGATTGCTCAGGATGGGCAACTATTAAAGATGACGGCGAAGTTATCGGTTGTCATCAAACTAAACAAGATGCAATAGATCAGATGGTTGCCGTCTCTATTTCTGAGGATATTGAACCTGGTGGCGAAAGATTAAAATACAATAAATTAAAAAAAATAAAGTATCGTGTTTTGCCTGACAATTACAGACCATCTTTAAGTGAAGATGTTCCAGAGGGTCGCGCGTGTGGTAATTGTATTTTTTACAAAGAAGATGATGTTAAAGAATTTGCTAATGGTGAACTTCGTGCTTGGTGTGAAAAATGGGACGATTATGTTAATGGTGCATTTTATTGTAATGCTTGGCAGATGGATGAGGAATCACGCGCACCTGCACCAAAGAAAGATCAGATTACAGGAAGCGATGAGAATAAACCCGATAGCGCTAAAGGTGCTGGAGGCAACATAGATTTTGATGCAGCCACAGAAACTTCTTTAAGAAATAAAGTAAAAGATCATAATGACAAAATGTCGGAACTTGGAAAACCTGATTACACTCGTGCAACATTAGGTCAATTAAAAGCAGTTTATAGAAGAGGTGCTGGTGCTTTTTCGGTTTCTCATCGTCCTGGTATGACAAGAGGGCAGTGGGCTATGGCTCGCGTTAATGCTTATTTATATTTACTCAGAAACGGCAGACCTGAGAATAAAAATTATGTAAACGACAACGATCTTCTTCCAAAAGGGCATCCTAAATCTTCTAGAAATGTTAACATTACAAATGAATCAAACAATAGAGCGTTACCTGAAGAGTTAAACGTTGGCGATTATGCTATGTGGTTTAATGGCAATAATCTTTTACAAGGTGAAATTGTTGAAATACAATTCGATGGTGAACTAAGAGTTCCGAATAGTGATGTAATTCTTTTAGGGACACCTTTTAATCCTGCTGCATTAATTCAAGTTTATGAAGAGATCGGTAATGTTTGGAAAGATACTAATGTTTTTGTTGGTGTTAGTTTTGATCAATTAAGAAAAGCCGAAGATTTAGATTTAGAAGAAGATGTAAAAGAAGATATGGAAGAAGAATTTTCAGAAGAAGAAGAAGATATGCGCGCAATTAATCAAGAACCTCCAGCCTACATGCGTGCTGCAGCAAGAAGAGGATTAGAACTTAATGCCGATGGTAAAGGTGGAGATGGATTAACTGAAAAAACTATTAGAGAAGCAAGACTTATGGCCGATGGTCAAGTTTCAGACGATAAGTGGATTCGTATTGCCGCATGGATAGCAAGACACATGCCTGATTTAGATGCACCACAAAATAATGATCCTAACGATTCAGGTTATCCTGGAGCCGGACTTGTTGCACATTTACTTTGGGGATCAGGACCAAGCAAACGTGCCGCACAAAGAACTATGGAATATGCGCAAGGAGTTGTAGAAAGAATTAGAAGAGAAGAAGAGCAAGCGCGTTGGGCTAGTGTAAATGTACAATTAAGAGAAAAGAAAGAAGAAAAAATGCCAAGTACAGTTGAACGTCGTATTAATGATGTAACTTTTGAAATTCGCCAAGGCGAAGTTGATGCAAACAAAATGACTTTCACCGGTTACGCCGCAGTTTTTAATTCACCAAGTGAACCTTTACCTTTCACCGAATTTATTATGCCTGGGGCTTTTAAGCGTTCTCTTAAATCGCGTAACGAAGTAAAACTATTTATGAATCACAACATGGATATTGTTTTAGGTTCAACAAGAGCAAAGACTTTAAGATTAACCGAAGATTCTAAAGGTTTATTAGCAGAAGCCGTTTTGCCTGATACAACAGCCGGTCGTGATCTTTCAGTTCTAATGCAACGTGGTGATGTTAATTCAATGTCTTTTGGTTTCTCAGTACCAGCAAAAGGCGATAGATGGACAAATGAGGGCATGACTCGTGAACTTCATCAAATAAGATTGCATGAAGTTTCAATAGTTACCGGATTTCCAGCCTATGAAGCAACAACGGCATCAGTAAGATCTATAGATGCTCTTGCAACTCGTACCGGCATGAGTGCTGATGTTTTAGCCGATGCTTTAACAAGATTAGAAGCCGGCGAAAACCTTTCCTTAGATCACGCTTCAACCATTAACGAAGCCGTTGCTAAATTGAAAGAATCAGTTCCTAACGAAGCCGAACTTGTAGCGATAAAACAAAAACAACTCGATCTAATGTTAAAGGCGATCTAATGAATAAAGAAGAAGTTAAACAAGCAATTCTTAAAGTTGCAGGTTATCCAGAATCAGGTGCGATTGCTGAAATGGCTGAAGCGATGGCCGAAGAAATTTGTGGAACTAAAAAAGAAACTAAAAAATTTGATCCTGTAACCGAAACAAGAATTATCGGAGTTCAAGAAACCCGATAAGATTTGTGCAATAATAAATCTAACAGGTTTGCGTGTAGCCACCAACCTTGTTACTTTACTGCTTGTGAGTGAGCCTCCAGCAGGTTATCCAATCAAGTAGTAAAACCATTTCAAAAAAAAAGGAAAACAATGTCTGAATATATTAAACTTCAGCATGAAGCACGCCAAAAAGCATGGCACTCTGCAAAAGAAATTTTGGATAGAGCCGCAGCAGAAAAGCGTGATCTTACTGCAGAAGAAAATCAATCATACGAAAAAATTTCTGCTGAATTAGACGAACGCGCACGCGTTATCGAAACTATTTCAAAAGACGAACAAAGAGCAAAAGCCGCAGCCGAAGCAATGCAAAACGTTGAACTTTCAGTTGCACCACAATCCGGAAAATCTGATGCAGATGTTATTAGATCAATGGCGCGTGGAGAAGTACGTTCTTACAACTTCGAAAAAAGAGATGTATTAAAAAGTTCAACTGGTTCACCGGTTCCAACTTCTTTCTACGATCGAATTCTTATGTTGGCAAGATACGTTGGTGGACCACTAGAAACTTCAACCATCATCAATACTGCTGGTGGAGAGAATCTACAAATTCCATCACAAGCAACTTACTCAACTGCTGCAGTTAGCCCAGAGGGTTCAGCAATTTCAGAATCCGACCCAACATTTAACAGTTTTGTGACTCTTGGTGCATTTAAGTATTCTTTCTTAACCCAAATTTCTCGTGAACTTGTTGAAGATGCTGGTGTCGATATTCTTGGATTCCTTGCAGAACAAACTGGTAACGAACTTGGTTATAGAGTGAACGCCGCATTAACAACCGGAACTGGTACAACCCAACCAACAGGTATCGTAACTGTTGCTGGTTCTGCCGTAACCGGAACTGCATTAAATCCAACAGCAGACAACTTGATCGACCTTGTATATTCAATCGATACAGCCGGTCGTCGTCTACCTGGTGCAGGATTTATGATGAACGCAACATCAGTAGCAAACGTGCGTAAATTGAAAGATAGCGCTGGACAATATCTATTTAGTCCATCTCTATCTGCCGATGCTCGCGACTTGCTATTGGGTTATCCAATATTCGAAAACCCAGCGATGGCAACTGCAGCATCAGCAGTTAAACCAGTGTTATTTGGTCACTTACCAAGTTACATGGTCCGTCAAGTTGGTGGAATTAAGTTAGATCGTTCAGATGATTTTGCATTTAGCAACGATTTAATCACTTTCCGTGCAACTTTCCGAGTTGATGGAAATCTTCCACAAACTAGCCACGTTAAATACTTTAAGAGTGCAAACTCCTAATAGTAATTAATCCCTAGACCAGAAACCCCGACGGAGCGCAGGCTGTCGGGGTTTCTGCTTTTTATGTGTAGGATTTGTTGTACCTGCGAACAAAGGATTAAAAGGTGAATCGTGCCGATCGTCGTAATAAAAAATACACCGGTGAACATGTCTCCGGAACTAGCGCAAGTGTTCGAAATGTTGGGATTCCCAGTAGAGGAAGAATCCTCTGGACCTCAAACGCCCCTTGGGCATCAACCGGATACGGACAACAAACGGCGCAAGTTACAAAAAGACTTAAAAAAGATAATTACGAAATAGCGATCGCTTCTAACTATGGTTTAGAAGCATCTTCAACTATTTGGGGAACTGAATATGGTGAAATTCCTGTTTATCCACGAGGCATGGATTTGTATTCAAACGATGTTGTTCCGGCGCACATGTACGATTGGGTTAATAGAGATAAAGATGCTCCGAACGCTTTAATTACTTTGTACGATGTTTGGGTTTTCAAAGGTAAAAAATGGGATGATTGGAACGTTGCTTCTTGGGTTCCTATTGACCATCTTCCTTGTCCACCTGAAGTTCGTGATTGGTGTAAAAAAGATAACGTAACTCCTTTAGCGATGTCTAAGTTTGGTAAAGAAATGCTAGAAAGAGTAGATATCCAATCCGAATATATTCCACACGCTATTGAAAAAG